GATTACGCGTCAAAATAATGGGTCATTTGGTGACGGATTAATAAAAAATAACTAACAGGTCTATGGGTCAACATATGTGCATAAATGAAGAATTGTTTAATGAAAAATTGAAAAATGTCACTGACTCATTAAAACGTGTTGAGTTTGCATTATCAAAGTTAGATGGTAATTTATCAAAAATAAATATGCAACTTGTTGCCAATCAAAAAGATATTGAATTTTTAAAAGCGCAAAGATTGGTAGATATTGAAAATAACAATGATAAAATTGAAGAATTGAAGACTGAAATGCATCAACGTGATAAACGATCTATTACGGTTTCAATGATGGCTTTGACAATTGTTTCGACGTTAAGCGCTTTGTTCTCATTCTTCATATTGAGAAAATAAAATGGCTGAATTTGATGATATAATTGATGCGACTTTTGAACATGCAGTCAACATTGAATCATTATCAATTACTCAAGCAAGGAAATTGATAGTTGACCTTACCAAATTATCATCTGATTTAAACGCACAGCTTAGAGTAATTGGCCCAACACAACCAACAAGATTTAGGACTAAAAAGCGAAGGTTGGATAGTTATCTAAAGAAAGCTGAAAAGATGATAGATGTTGTTTATGGAAAGTTATCCGACAAACAAGCGGTTTATCTAAAAGATTTAGCCTCTCTTGAGCAAAGTGAAACAGTGGGTATTGTCAATGAATCATTAGGTGTTGATATATTAGATATAAGCATTGGTAAGGATGAATTGAATCTAATTTCCAGGGAAACTTTAATTGATGGTTTACCCCCTAAAGAATGGTTTAAAAATCAGTTACCAGCTGGTCTTAAGTCTCAACTTGTACGCCAATTACAAACCGGAATTGCTCAAAATGAAACCATTCAAGAATTAGTTAGTCGAATCAATAAACGTGTTGACATTTCTAGAAATGATGTCAGGACGTTGGTTAGGACAACAACTAATGGAGTTTCAAACAAGGTTCGTGACACTGTTTATTCTAACAATTCGGATGTGATTGACGGTGAGGAACATTTATCAACATTGGATTTACGAACATCAGATATTTGTATTGCAAGGGATGGGTTACAATGGACGACACCAGACCATAAACCGATTGGTGGTCATGGTAAAAGATGGAAACCTTTCCCTCTCCATTTTAACGAGCGTTCAACCTGGATTCCAGTTTTTAAAGACATTTCAAAAATGTCAGGTATCAATCAATCAAAGTTAGATGGTTTCAATCAAGCGTCGATTGATGGGACATTATCAGATAGAATTGATTATCCTCAATGGTTCAAAAAGCAATCTGAGTCTAGACAACTTGAAATAATTGGACCTGGGAAGTTAAGATTATATAAAGATGGTAAATTGTCACTCAGGGATTTGGTAAAAACAAACGGGAAATCTTTAACGATTCAACAGTTGATTGATTTGAAAAGCGCTTGAACCCTAACTAAAAGGATAGCATGAAAGTTGATATCAAAATTAACGGGAAGATGACAGGGATTTTTGCAATCGGTTTAGGTTACAGTATATTTTATATGGTAATCGCGTTTAGCAATCCACACTTGACTAGCACACAAGTATTTTTAAGAATGTTAAATTATTTTATTGGTTAAATTATGGCTTTCTTAGAGGGGACAAATAGTTTTGTTAGTCTTGCAGACGCAAACGCATATTTTGCAGATAGACCAAACTCAACATGGACTGCTGCAACTGATGAAGAAAAAGAGTTCGCATTGATAAGCGGCACTGATTATTTAATACAGCAATATACTGGTAGATGGGTTGGATATATAACATCAACCAGTCAGGATTTACCGTGGCCAAGGTCAGGTGTCTATACTAGTGATGGTGTCATGATTTCAAGCAGTGTTGTTCCTGATGCAATAAAAAATGCTACTTCTGAGATGGCTTTAAGAAGTTTATCAAATGCTAACTTGGTTGTTGATACAAGCCCCGGAAAAGAAAATTTGAAATCAAATAAAACAGATGTGTTGAAAAAAGAATGGTTTCAAGGTGCAAGCACTCAAACTACTTATAGTGCTGTTGAGATGATGTTGTATGATTATGTATTACAGGTTAACGGTGGTGTTGAAATCGTGAGGTGTTAATATGTCGCAAGATTCAAGGAATTTAGAAATTTACAATGATTTATTAGACACTGATCAATCTATTGTTTGCACTTTTACATATACACCTGTTGGTGATATAGATCCTGTTGAAGACATCAACGATGCAACGCCGGTTGTACACGATGCTGTGATTGTATTTGTTAAAACATCAGTAAATAAATCATATCCAAAAGACTTTCAACTTGAAAGAGGTGATAGGGTTATAATTGGTGCGGCACTTGGAGAACTACCGTCACATGGTGATTATTTCACAATCAATAGTCAAAATTGGGAAGTGTTGGCTAACATTGAATCTAGTGCAGGTGATGATTCATTATTTCGATCTTTCATAAAGTTAGGATAGGTTTAATATGGCTAATTTGAAATCATCACAAATACCAACTGGAAAAGGTCGAAGGGTTGAAGCGGTTGAGTTATGGGCGGCTAAAAATAGAGTTCATAAAAGTGGTGAATCCTTCAGTAAGGCGTTGCATGATATCGCTGATAAATTACAACCCAATATGAAATTGTTCACCAAACAAACAGCACTCAGAATATATACAGGTGTTGTATTAGGTAATCCAGTCGACACTGGATATTCAAGGGTCAATTGGCTATTTGGTACAAATCCAAGTTATAACAAAGTTGGGGAACGGCCAACGGTTGGTACAATATTGGAAAGACCATTGACCGGACAAGCTAGTAAAAGTACAGGTTTATCAAATACTTATTTTATAAATAACAATCTACCGTATATAAAATTTTTAGAAGGTGGTTCATCAAATCAAGCACCAACTGGTTTTATTGCTAATGCGATCTTTAGAGTAAGTAAGCAATTACAGAGGTTGAAAGGATGAGTTTAACATTAATTGAAGCGAGAGAATTAATAACAACTAAATTCCAAAATGAGTATAATACCACCTCCATTAAATGGCCAAATTTAAAATTTAATGAACCTAAAGATGGTTCTGCATGGGTGGGTTTTAATATACTTTTTGATCAATCAAATATAACAACTGTTAGTAGTAAGAATAATGAACAATTAGGGTCTGTCATTGTTCAGGTTTTTACAAAAGTATTAACAGGTACTTTAGAAAATACAACAATTTGTGATGAAGTAGGATTAATTTTTAATCGGTTGTTATTGTCTGGTATAAGTTTTAATGCACCGGATGTGATACCGATAGCAACCGATTCTGATGTTATTTGGTATCAACAAAACGTTAGGATTAATTTTCAGTATAATGTCTATGTGGGGCCATAACACATAGAGTTTCTAAATAGGTGAAAAATGGTAGATATAGCAAGAGGTGAGAATACTTGGATTAGATACATAATTGAAACTGTCCTAGGTACGACACCAGATACAGGGGTTATGTATCCTATCGGTATAGGAGATACAGAAAGTTTTAAATTGAATAAGACAAAAGCACCAGGTAAAACAATTGTTCCCCATGGTAATGTTGTCAATTTCGTACCGTCAACTAGTTCAGTCTCAGGTAATACAGTTCACGAATTACGCTACGGTGAATTAGATGAATTGTTAGCCGGTGCGTTAGCCGGGGTATGGTCAACTGATATTTTGAAAAATGGACAACTAGAAACGCAATTCTCTTTTGAGCGCGGTATAACTGACATTGATGTTTATCAATTATTTCGAGGTGTAAGGGCATCAGGTTTCAACCTGTCAGTGCCTAACGACACAAGAAAGGTTGATCTCACCATGAATTATGTAGGTCTTGACGAAGCAATACCAGTTCCAGAGGGCGCGGGTCAAGATTGGGTTACATTGAATGTTGGTGTCACACTTGGTGTCAATCCTGGTGCCGGTAAGGATTTGATGTTTTTGGTGTGTGGTGAATTGAAAATTGATGATGTTGCTGTT